GTGGGCGTTTTACTAGTACCGGCGCCACCGTAAGTACCGTAACCAGTCTTTTTGATAGGAGTGGTTGTATTATCGTAATTATCAAATTTCCAAGAAGACTTATTATCAGACTGCATATCATCAGGTCTGACGTTATTAAACGGTCCAGTAGGAGTATCTTTTTGCATATCATCAGGTCTGACGTTATTAAACGGTCCAGTAGTAGGATCTTTTTGCATATTATTGTCGAAATCCTGCAGACCTGATCCAATATTACTTTGTTGTAACATTTCCTTACCCCATTTCTGAAAACTTGAATAATCGGTGGGTTCAACTTTAGAAAAATCAAATTTGGTATCAAAATTATATTTATCCTCATAATTCTCTGTTTCGTATGGCGTTGCTGCTTGATACGGATCATACATCGATTTTATAAAATTATCTAAATTTGAAGGATCGGCTTTAAACGCCCCAGTATTAATTCCAGAGTCTAACTTCACCATAGCATCTGAACCAATACCCATATACGGTTGGTTTAATTGTGCGGAATATTCATTCATTTCTTTTAAATATTCTAATGCTTGGTCCGATGATTCCGACTGAGATTTTGCCGCTGAACCTATTCCAATCAAATTAATTAAACCTTCTATTATTCCCATTTTTATTTCCTTTTTTAAATTCCAAAAATTCTATATTCTACTTGAATTATTAACAACTTACTAGAAACATTCCAATCCGGTAAATAACAATCTGTTGTATCTTTATCCACATAAGATTGACCTATTGAAACTACATCTGTTTTATTAAAAACGTGTACTATTCCATAATTTACTACTTCGATAGGTAAATTGTCTATTTTTGAAGATGAAGTTTGTGAAGTTCCATCTATAATAATAGTAAAATTAATTAGTTGTCCCCATCTTTGATAACAAGCGTTTATTGCTGGACTACCAGTTAAATTTGTTATATTCGGCACCCAACTTGAATCGTTATTATAATTTTGCGCATCAAGATGAGTTGCGATATCAAAAAACCACCCCTGTAAATCTTGGACGTTTCCGGCATTAAAATTATATTGTCGTAAACTCATTTTATCTCCATTTCTTTCCTAATTTTACCTCTAAATAACCATTGATTATAATCCACTTAACCGGATCGGTCATCGTCCATCTATATACTCTATCTTTCGAAGAACCCAACCTGTGCCATAACGCTCTTTCTTGAAATTCTCCAATCGCACCTGCACCTTTGCTCGCATCTACCCACTCTTCAGAAGACCAAGTATGACCACCATCGTTCGAAAATTGCATCATAATCTGAGGAGCAGCTTCACCAACTAGTCCTATTCCTCGTTCAAATTCTAATTCAAGTCTCTTATGTTTTAATGTTTTATGTTCGTGATTAACGTGAGATGTCGTTATAACTCTTTTTATTATTCCCGAATCTTCATTATATATACTTAAATTCATTTCAAATAACTTACCAGAATCATAAGAACCTACGTAATGTTTTGAATTAAAAAACGTATAACCCTGAGCTTGTTGTCTTTTATTAAGACCAGCATCAGCATCCCAAGTTCCTCTCTGATGCCATTCCTTATTCGTGATATCATAAACATAAGTTATTTGATCTGTAAACGATATTACATAAAAATTATGTCCCTCGTCAGTATAACAAAATCCAATAGCAGTTTCTATATCATCTAATTGTTTAATTTGATATTCTAATGCTGAATTACTTATTTTAATAAGATCATAACCTGAACCCATATAAATCGCGTTATTTCTATTGTACGAAAGGAAAAAAACTTGCGAGCCATTGGTTGCTATAGAATATGGCGCATTCGTACCGATTTCCTGTACTGTTCCTTGAATTCTTCTCCATGGCAAATCTGATGCACCCACATTGCTCCATAATTCAGTTGAAAATTTTCCTATCATCCACAATGTTCCATTACTTGTTTTTACGATTCCTGAAATATTATCAGAAGAATATTCAGCAGTAGCAAAATCTAATGCATCCCAATCTGTACCATCGTATGAAGCTGAAAAATAAAATCTCCCAGTATCACCTTGATTTACAATAAAATATCCATCAGTGAAAATACAATGCGTTGCTCCTGCTGGAAAATGAGCATCTGTTATTTTCGCTAAATTATTAGTAGCTAATGTATATATCCATCCGTCAGTACCATCTACTATTAATAATTCAGAACCATTGTCACAAATATTACATATACCTATTTCAGTATTTATTGTTCCTCGTTCTGTTGATTCCTCATTTGTGTTAATTTCGAAAATCTTATCAAAAGCTATTACAAACATCCGGTCGTTTGAGGTAGAATAAATAGCTCTAATATAACCCACATCGTGTAATTCTTCAATTAATCTATACCCAGGACAACCTATTAAAGCCTTAATATTCTTCGCTTTTTCGCCATCTTCAAGTTCAACGTAGAAATTCTTAAGCTCATTAACAGCTATTGATTTTGCCCTACTTTTATAATCACCTTTAACAATGTCAAAAATCATTAAAAACCACCCGTTCTATAATCATATGTTCTTTTTATTCCAGGTTGACCTATATTATAAGTCATTCTACCTACTTTATGCAAATTATTTAATCTCTTAAGTTTTGTTAACGTTTCATTTGCTCTTTGTACTAAAAAAGCGCTAGGCTCATCTTCATATTCATTTGCTATATTTATGGCTAAATTAAATTTTAATGCTTGAAGATATCCCGGTGGTAAGGAGATAGTAGTTGATACCGAAGAATACTGAGTAAATATTTCTTTTCCTGAAATTGTTACAGTATAATTTTGATCTGGTTCTGGGAATAATTTAATTTTTCCTAATGGGAAATCTTGTTCATAGTAAAATAATGTAGGTTGTCCTGAAGATTCTTTATAATTAATATTCATAAAATCATTCTGATTATATTGAATCAAACCATAATCGTTATTATCATCAGTTAAAATAGCATTTTTTATATCTAATGGCCTACTACCATCCCAATCTCCACCACTACCAATTGTATATTCGGATGTACCGCTCAAAACATTAAATGTTTGTTCTGAATATAAATATACTATCAACCCATCTGTAGACCATTCATCAAGCATAAAATTTAATGCTTCCATAGCATCAGCAGCTTGATTTGCATCTGGCGTTTCACTAGCAGATATAACATTATTTAAACGTAACGCAGCTTTAATTATATTTAAAACCGTTGTTGCCATTTAAACCTCCTCTTAAAATAAATCTCCTACTTGAATACTAATAATAGAAACTTTCTCATCACTAAAATACGAAGACGAAGATTCACTCGATTCACTTGAAGTAGATGAAGTAGATTCACTCGATTCACTTGAAGTAGATTCACTCGATTCACTTGAAGATTCACTTGAAACACTAGAATTAGATGATTCACTTGATTCGCTTGATTTACTATCTACTGAAGAACTGCTTGATTCGCTTGAAACACTAGATTCAGATGATTCAGATGATGTAGATGATTCACTTGATTCAGATGATTCAGATGATTCGCTCGAAGTAGATTCGGATGAATTACTAGAACTTGAATTACTAGAATTCGCCGAGCTATCACTACTATTACTTAAACTGGAATTACTGTATTCACTTAAGCTACTTTCACTTAAGCTACTTTCACTTGGAAGCGAACTTTCTGAACTAAGAGACTGCGACTCTAACGAAAAATCTGAAGATGAACTACCACTAGAATTTGAACTCGATGAACTATTACTAAAACTCGACTCGCTCAAACTACTCAAACTACTAAATATACTTGAATCTTCATCTGTACACACATAAGCGATATGGGAAGCATTATCAGGTATTACAAGTAATTCACTCGGTTGGCTTGGAACTATAATACAATCAGAATTTTTGGCTACGATATCTTTATTACCAAAAGCAACATATATATTATTAGAGCCAAGGTTCGTTAATCTAACAATCTTACCAAAATTTGATATATCTATATTCCTAGATACTTCTTTAACGTTTTGTTTCCAAGACCTTTTAGATCTAAAAACTCTTGTTGGCATAGGTTACCCCTTTTTTTCTTTTTTATCTAGATATTTTTTTTCTTCGGCTTCATTCTGAACAATTTTACCTTTTCCTTTTTTACCCTTATAAACCATTTTAGGATATTCAACAGGTATATATTCAACAAAACTGCCATCTGCATTTTTAATATTCATTTTGATTCCTATAAAAAATTACGTGGGCTTTTATATATATCCCACGTAATTTCTAATTAAATTAAAATTATAAAATTATCCCACTAATCTGCAAGCTAATTCTGGTCTCTGACAAACAAACCCGTACAAAATATCTAAACGAGTTTTAAACTTATCATCAGAAATATCATAATCTCTTACAAACCTCATAGATATACC